GCTTCGCATCGCGGAAAAATATCTGTCGTCCAAGGGCTGGCGTTTCGGCCCGTCCGAAATCGGCAAAACGGCGGGCGAGATATTGACTGCCTTGCACCTTGCCTTGCCTCAAGCCCCAAAGGTGCAGCCATGAGCGCCCTGCATCGTAGCGACGACCTCGACCGCATGTCGACAGGCTCGCCGGTGCCGCCGCCGGCGTGGCAGATGATCTGCGAATTCGCCAACGGCACATGCGTTTGCGCGGCCACGCGCGCCGACGGCCCGCCCTGCCATGCTGTCGAGATCGTCACGCAACGGGTCAAGAACCGCCTCGCCATCGACAAGGGCGAGCGCAGGAAGGCCAAGGCGCCATGACGCCGCTCGCCGGGTTGATCGCGCATTGGGAACGACGGGGGCGCGAATGCGCGGCCGAGATTGATGGGCTGGTCGACCGCTGGAACGCGGAAACCCGGTACAACGGCGGGCGGATGGAACCCGCCGACGTCAAGCGCATGTGCGCGGCATGGGAAGGCGAACGGCGCATCGCGCGCGATACCGTGGCATGGCTGAAGGTTGCGCTCGACCGCTCGCAAGGGGCGGCAAGGCGATGACCGGCTTACTGATGCGTCGCCCGCCAGGTCGCTGCCTCGTCGACCATGCAGCGCGAAAACGCCTCGACGTCGGGGCGCTCGCGTGCCTCGCAACCGCTGACGATCCTGACGCCGACATCGGCGGGCACGCCTGCACCGACATCGAGCGAGGCGACGGCAAGCGCTGCCTTTTCCTGCCGTGCGAGGCACTGCCGCAACGCGCCGGCGTCACCGGGCGTGCGGCTGCGGCACATGTCGATTGTTTCCTGCCGCCACTCTGGCGGCAGGCCGGGAAACGACTCGGCGGCCGCAAGGCCGCCTCCGATCAGTATCCCGACCAGTGTGAGCGCGGCGCGTTTCATTTGGTATGCCCTCAATTGCGGCGCCACCATGCGCGCGCCGTTCGTTCTTGTCCACTTCCGCCGGCCGCGTTTTCGCGCCGCCGCCCTTCTCCCCATCTTCGCCTCGCAACGGAAAAAGGGTCGGTTTGCGTCCCTGCCAGGGACGGTAGGGACGATAATTTTCGTTTCGGGGCGGGTAGAAAAAACGGGGGAAGGGGAAAAACCTTTGCAAATCAATGTGTTCGGACGCTGGGGACGCTAGGGGCGCAAATTCCCGCAGTTTTATATATGCGCATTAAGCACAGATCGAAAAAACTGCGATCACTTTGCATGCGTTATACGGGATTTATCCTCCCTAGCGTCCCTAGCGTCCCTAATCTTATTTAAACTTCAATCAAATCAAGGGGTTATAGAAATGGAAAACAGGGACGCAAGGATTGAAAGCGGGGTCGCTGGGGTCGCAAGCGCAAGGCTGCGGCGCAAAATGACCATGTCTGACGCCCTGAAATGGGCATGGGGCGACGAGTTGCCGAAGATGCAGGCGGGGTCGGGCTTCGAAAGTGGCCCTTTGTCGGCGGCGTCGGCGTGGTCGTCGATCCTGCGCTATGGCGAAATGGGGTCGATCGTCGACCGCCAGCCTAACCGTTTTGGTTGCATCCCGTTCGATGAGGCCGGATGGCCGCACCCGGATGCGCTGCGCATTGCCGACGCCGTCGCCGACCTGGCCGAATGCGCGGTCGACGTGCCGGAAGGCTGGCACCCGATGCCCGAGCTTGCCGCCATCGACGAGCATATGGCCGCTCGCGCGGTTTCCGACGCGCTGGTCAAGGCGACGACGGCGGACAAGGATGGTGCGCTGCGCTTTCGGGCGCGGCCCGACGTGCTGGTCGTTCGGCACGCCATCCTCGGCATGGTGCCTGAGTGGCGTCTATGGGAACAGCCGGTGAAGGAATATGAAAAGCACGCGAACGGCGCCCATCGCTGGTACGTGCGGCGCGAGGTGCGCGAGGTAATCGGCGAAATGGCCGACGGCAGCGACAGGGTCGCGGTGCAAACCGTCGAGGTTGAGGGCTGGTCGACGCGCCTGCAGCGGCCGGTCGCCGGCGCCTACCGCAAGGCGGGCTTCGTGCCGGATCCGGTGCCGGTCATGGTGGCGCGCGGCGAATATGAGATATTCTGCGGCGCCATGTGCATGCTGTTCGACCAGCTTGCCGACCAGCTTGAAACGGTCGAGCTTGTGGCGGTCGACTGGCCGGTTCAACCGTGGGCCGATTCCATCGCAGGCGGCTCGCGTTGGCCGACGCCGAGAATTCTGCCCGACCTGCGGGCGGCGCCCGCCGCAACGATGCCGCCAGAAATGCCAAGAAAATCAAAGCCTAAGCAGGTGAGGAAAGCCCGACAGAAAGTCGCTTGACCAACGGACGGAATTTTGCGCATTAATTGTCACGCACAAAAAGGCATCGAAACGACCCGCCCGGCTCCGGCCCGGCGGGTTTTTCTTTGGCCGAACATCAAGAGGGCGCCGCCATGAAGTCGGCGGCCAAAACCGCCAAAGGGGTCTTTGCCTGTGATCATCGCCGACGCTTCCGAATATCTGGCGCTATCGCGCGCCATTCGGAAGTTGCCCGGCGATATCCGGGCTAAGGCGTTCGCCCGCGCCGGCAAGCGCGTTACCGACATGGCGCGCACACGCTACATCAAGCGCGCCGCGCCTCGGTTGAAGCTGGCGCAGAAGGTCATTCGCGACAAGACGACCGCGCGCTTCAATGCAGGCGGCAACACGTCCGACGTGGTCGTTCGCTCCGGTTGGATACCGCTCGCCAAGCTTGGCGCTCGCCAGACCGGGAAGGGTGTCACGGTCAATCTGCGCGGTTCGTACCGCAGCGCGTTCCTTGCCGGAATGGCATCGGGACACAAAGGCGTCATGATGCGCGAGGGCGCGGCGCGGCTTCCCATTCGGGAACTGTTCGGGCCGAACCCGGCGCACGACATAACGAACAACGATGCGGTCTATCTGTCGCTGCTCGCCGAGGTGATCGACGAGGCGCTTGCACCGCGCGTTCTGCATGAGATCGACCGGCTGCTGCCGGGCTGACCGTCGAGGCAAGACGCGAGGTGCGCCGCCATCGTGACCCGTCGGCGCCGAGGGGTCGATAGGTTCTTCCGGGCCTCCCCTCCCTTACGGGCCGGGGCGACCCCGAAATATCGCTAGTGAGGCTGGCCGAAACCTGGGTTAACACGGTTAACACCACGGCGGCCGGTTAACATGGAAAGGCCGCATGAGTAGCAACGTCGAAGCCGAGGGCGGCGGCGTTTGGATTTCATGCGCCGAGCTTGCCCGACGCAAAAAGGTTTCGCGAGCGGCGATCAGCAAGCGGGTGGCGCAGCTTGCCGATGCCGGCAAGATCGACACGAAGCGCGACGGTAGATCCTTGCTGGTCGAACTTGCGTCATTCGACAGGGCTGTCGGCGAAACCGGCGACGCGGTCAAGGAACAGGCGGCCGAGACTTCGGCGCAGCACAAGACGAAAGCCTCGGCGCCGTTACGCGACGCGCAAACCGAGCGCGCCCAATACGACGCGCGGATCCGGGCGCTCGACCTGGCCGACCGGCAACGGGCGGTGCTGCCGATCGCCGGCCCGCACGGCATTGAAACCGCCGCGTCCGCGATAGGCATTGCGCTGGCGCGCGACCTTGACGGGTTGGCGCGCTACGCGGACGAGATCGCAATCGCGGTCAGCAAGGAAGGCGTCGCCGGCGCGCGGCGCCTGCTCAAGGAAATCGGCCAGGCAGTTCGCCGCCAGGTTGCGGACTCGCTTTCAAAAATCGCCGAGCAAGGCACCGACGCCGAGCGCGACGGCCCAATCGAGACATTGTTGCCCGAATGAAAATCAGCCTTTCCAGATCGGCCCTGGCGGTTGTCGCCGGCGCGATGGCGCTTGCCGTCGTTCCGCCGCCGCCGTTGTCGCCGTCAGCGTGGGCTGAAGGCAACCTCGTCGTGCCCGACGGGCCGCGCGCAGGGGAATATTGGGAGCGTTCGCTCGGCCTCCATTGCGTCGAGATCGTCGACGCGCTTGGGCCTGACGAGGTGGACAATGAATTCGCGGTAATGAAGTCGGCGCAAACCGGCTTTACCACCGTGCTTATCATCGGCGCCGGCCACTCAATCGACCGTGATCCTTGCCGCATGATGATCGTGCAGCCGACTTCGGGCGCGCTGTCGGACTTCAACAAGGAAAAGCTGCAGCCGACGATCGAGGCGTCGCCGGTGTTGGCGCGCAAGGTGCGAGGGGTCACCTCGCGTTCATCCGAAGGTTCGACCGCAACGTCGAAGCAATTTGCAGGCGGTTCGCTCACATTGGCGATCGCCTCGTCGGCCGCCGATCTGCGGTCGAAAACGGTCAAGAAAGCATTCCTCGACGAAATCGACGAGTACCCCGACGACCTCGACGGCCAGGGCGACCCGATTGAAATGGTCGAGGCGCGACAGATTGCGTTCCTGGCAACCGGCGACTGGAAACGGCTGAAGATATCGACGCCGACCGTCAAGGGCGCGTCCAAGATCGAGACGGCCTATCTCGCCGGCGATCAACGCCGCTGGCACGTCGCATGCCCTGGCTGCGGCGACCGTTTCGTGTTCGAATTCGATCGGAAGCATTTCCGCTTCAACGATGTCGCGCCCTACAACGCGCACTATGTGACGCCTTGTTGCGGCACGATCATTGAGGGCGTCGAAAAAAACAGCGTCTATCGCACCGGGCGCTATACTCCGACGGCGACGCGGCCCGGCGCCGGCCGGTCCTATCATTTCTGCGCCATGTCCTCGCCGCTTGTGCCGTGGGACGAGATCGCACGCAAGTTCGTCGAGGCAAACGGCGACCCGCTCAAGCTTAAGGCCTTCTACAATCTTTGGCTCGGCCTGCCCTATGAGGTGCGCGGCGATGCGCCCGACCATGTCAAGCTCTTGGAGCGGCGCGAGTCCGACCTTGTGCGCGGCCGCATTCCGCCGCTTGGCCTGATCATGACCGGCGCCGCCGACGTGCAAATGCGCGGCATTTATTGGGAGGTCGCCGCCTACGGGCCGGATCGGCAAAAATGGGTCGTCGATGCAGGCGTCATTGAAGGCGAGACGACCGACCCGCACAGCGGCGCCTTCCTGAAGCTGGCCGAAATTTATGAAAAGCAGTGGCCCGACGCTTTTGGCGGCAGCCGGCGCGTCGACGCATTCGGCGTGGACTCCGGCTTTCGGTCGCATGTCGTTTACACTTGGGTACGCGGTCGCCAGGGCGCCTTTGCCTTGAAGGGCCTTGACGGCTGGTCGCGCCCGGCGCTCGGCACCGGCTCGGCGGTGGACATCGACTTCAACGGCAAAATGATCCGCAAGGGAACCCATGTTTGGGGCGTCGGCACATGGCCGCTGAAAGGCGCGCACTATGATGATCTGCGCAAGGAAGGGGTCAAGGCCGGGCAAGAGCGCGACCCGTCCGGCTATTGCCATTACGGCACATGGCTCGACGAGGTCTATTTCAGGCAGATCACGGCGGAATATCTTGGCAACGAAAATTTCCGGGGCCGCGTTCGCCGCGTCTGGAAAGTTCGCAACGGCGAGGAAAACCACTTCCTCGACTGCACGATCTACAACAACGCGCTTGCCGACTATCTCGGCCTATCGCGTTTGACGTCCGATGAATGGGCCGCGCTCGCTTCCGAGCGTTGTGCGCCCGAGGTGGTGAAGAACCCCGACCTTTTCGCGGTGGCGCCGCTGGCGGTGCAGAAGCCGTCCGCGCCTTCCGACAGTTCGCGCGGCGCGACCGAACCAGTCGAAAACCAGCGTCACGACGTCGCCTCGGCAGGCAATGCCGGCGGTTCGTTTTGGGATGAATATTGATGGCCTGGACGCAAAGCGACCTTGACCGGATCGAGGCGGCGATTGCGGGCGGCACGCGGCGCGTGAAGTTCCAATCGCATGAGGTCGAATACCAGTCGATCGGCGACATGCTGAAGGCGCGCGATGCGATCAAGGCCGAGATAAACGCGGACAGCCGTCCGGGCGTTTCCTTCGCCGACTACAGGGGCGGCTATTGATGAACGTGCTTGACCGCATCATCGGTACGGTTTCGCCCGTTTGGGGCGTGCGCCGCGCGAGCGCCCGCCAGGTCCTCGACAGCTACGGCGAGCGCGCCTATGCGGCCGCAAAATCCGGCCGGCGCAATAAGGGCTGGATGGGGCGCTCGACGTCGGCCAACGGCGAAATAGGCTCGTCACTGCGCGACCTGCGCAACCGCTCGCGCGAGTTCGTGCGGGATTCGTGGGCAGGCCAACGCATGCTCGACGTGCTGACATCGCATGTCGTCGGCACCGGAATCCTGACCGTGCCAAACACCGGGTCCGACCGGATGGACGGGCGGATCAAGCTGATTTTGGAGGAATGGTCGGAGCGCGCCGATGTCGAGGGCTTTCTCGACTGGCCGGGCATGCAGGCGCTTGCGGTGCGTTCGATGATCGAAGGCGGTGATACAGTCGTGCGCTATATCGACATCACACTCGACGAGGCCGGCGGCAGCGTTCCTTTCCGGCTGCAGGGGCTGGAAGGCGACCTGATCGACACGACGCGGGACGCCACCGCAACCGACGGCTCGGTTCGTCTCGGCGTCAAGCTTGGCACATGGGGACGGCGCGAAGGGCTTTACCTGTTCGAAAATCATCCGGCCGAAGCTTCGTTGCGCTCGACCTCGTCCAATCTCGTCGCATGGGAAAACCTTTCGCATGTCTACAGGCCGTTGCGCTTCGGCCAGGTGCGCGGCGTGCCGTGGTTTTCGGCCATCCTGCTTAATGGCCGTGAAGTGCAGGACCTGATCGACACGACGCTGATCAAGGCGCGCACCGAGGCGTGTTTTGCCGGATTTATCAAGCGGTCGTCGGGCGGCTATTCCCCGTTGGGGAAACAGAAGGACGAAACGAGCGGCGAAAAGCTGACGCGGATCGAGCCGGGGATGCTGGCCGATATCGGCGACGGCGAGATTACATTCGCCAGCCCGTCATCGCAGACGCCTTTCGGCGAAGTCTACATGACGGCTTTGCAGGCGATGGCGGCAGGCGCCGGCATTACCTACGACCAGCTAACCGGCGATTTGCGCCAGGCGAACTATTCCAGCCTGCGGGCCGGAAAGATCGAATTCCGCCGCCTTGTCGAACAACTGCAATGGACGACGCTCGTCCCCAGGCTGATCGCGCCGGTTTATCGGCGCGTCCTCGACCGGGCCGTGCTGGCCGGGCAGATCAAGGCACGTCGCGAGGGCTTGCGCCTCGACTACATCATGCCGGCAGTCGAGCCGATCGATCCGAAGAAGGATCTTGAGGCCGATATCCTGGCCGTCAGATCGGGCCGCCTGTCGCCGCAGGAATTCATCGGCGCATGGGGGCGCGACTGGCGCCAGGTCGTCGCCGATACGGCGTCGTTTTTCGAACACCTCGACAAGCAGAGCGGCGGCGCGGGCCTCGCGCTCGATATCGACGGCCGCAAGCCAATGAAAGGGCAATCCGACAATGGCAATAAACCAGCCGCAGTCGCCGAAGATAACGAATAACGGCAATCGCGACCTGCCGATCGAGACGCGCGCCGCGCCGATCACGGCGATCGACGCCGAGGCGCGCACGATCGAGGTGACGTGGACGACAGGCGCAAAAGTCGATCGCTTCGACTGGATGAGCGGCCAACGCTACGTTGAAGAGCTTGTCGTTTCCGACAAGGCGATCCGTCTCGACCGCCTCAATGCCGGCGGGCCGGTTCTTGACAGCCACGACGTCTATGGCGGGCTGAAGTCGTTGCTTGCCGTCGTCGAGCGGGCATGGATCGAAAAGGGCGAGGGGCGCGCCGTGGTGCGCTTCCCGAAGGCCGAGGACAATCCCGAAGCCGACAAGGTGTTTCGCCTGATCGGCGACAAGATCATCCGGTCGCTGTCTGTCGGCTATCGCAGGATCAAGATCGAAGTCGACAAGGGCAAGGATCCGCAAGTCTGGCGGGTCGTCGATTGGGAGCCGTTCGAAATCTCCTTTGTCGCCGTTCCGGCCGATGTCGGCGCGCAGGTGCGCGACGGCAAGGCCAAGATGTTCCGCTGTGAATTCCGGGCTAGCGCGCCCGACCAGAATGAGGCGCGACGCATCCGCATGCGGAAGCGTGCCCTCGAAACGGCCCGCTAAAGCACGCGCCTCGCGAGCCACGACCATTTTCCGGCCTTTGGTCAAGGCGTTTAACTGGAGCAATCCGAAATGAAGAAGCTTCTCAAGAAACTGCGCGACCTCGAAACCCGCGCAGCCGCCAAGCTTGCCGAGATCAAGGACGACACGTCCGACGATGCCGCGCGCGCGATCGAAAGCGAACATGAGGCCATTCTTGCCGAAATCGTCCAGGTGCGCAGCGCCATCGACGCGAAAGCCGAGGAGGAGGATGACGAGGGCGAGGCGGATCCGGCACCCGGCGCCAGCAACCGCGCCGCTGATATCCTGTCGATCGGCAACCGTGCCGGCATTGCCGCCGCCGACATCGAAACGGCGATCCGCGACACAAATGTCACGGTCGAGGCGTTCCGTACCCGCGCCTTCGACCATCTGGCAACGCAGTCGCAGCAGGCGCCCACCCAGCCGGGGCGCGTCATTCGCGACGAGGCGGAAACGCGCCGCTCGGGGATCGTGGCCGCAATGGCGTACCGCCTCGGAGGTCCTGCGCCGGCGGGCGACACAGCCGCCGCCGCGCGCGGTTTCATGGATCACCATGATGTCGTCGAATTCGCGGCGGCGCATATCGGTCACCGTGGCGCCATTCGCACCGTGCGCGAACGCGAGGACGTTCTCACCCGCGCGTTCCATGCGGTGAGCGACTTCCCGGCGATCTTCTCGGATGCGATCAATGCGACGCTTGAGCGTCGTTACGCCCTCGCGCAACAGAGCTATCGCGAGATTTCCCGCCGCCGCGATTTCATGGACTTCCGGCAACATTCCGCAATCGGCATCGGCGAGTTCCCGATGCTGGAAAAACTGACGGAAGCCGGCGAGATCAAGTTCGGCACGTTCGGCGAAAGCAAGGAAACGATCGCGGTCGTGCCCTACGCAAAGGGACTGCGCGTTTCGCGGCAGATGCTGGTCAATGACCGTCTCGGCGCCATCGCCGACCTGATGGGCGGCTATGGTCGCACCGTGTCGCGCTTCGAGGAAATCACCTTCTATGCCATGATGCTGTCGGCCAACACCAAGCTTGCCGACGGTCAGGTGATCTTCCACGCCAGCCACAACAATCTTGCGGGGGCAGGCGCCGGCATCGACGTTACCACGATCGGGGCCGGGCAGGCCGCGCTGCGCAAACAGACCGGCATTGACGGCAAGTCGACGCTCAACCTGACGCCGAGCGTGTTGCTTGTGTCGCCCGACAAGGAGGTCGAGGCGCTGCAATATCTCGCGCCGATCAGCGCAAACGACTCCCTCAAGGTTAATCCGTTCGTCGGCAAGCTGAAGCCGGTTGTTTCGGCCGAGCTTTCCGGCAAAGCCTGGTATCTGCTCGCCGACCCCGAGGAAGCGGCGGTCTACCAGTGGGGCTATCTCGACGGCTACACCGCACCGCGCGTTCGCTTCGACGAGCCGTTCGGGACGCAGGGCATCGGCATGACGGTCGAACACGATTTCGGCGTCGGCGCCGTCGACTATCGCGGCGGCTACAAGAACCCCGGCCAATAAACCGGCCTGACACGATGACCGGCCGGGCGGCTTGAGCAAAGCCGCCCGCGCCATCGTTCGCCCTTCCATTAATCGGCGGCTGCGGCCGCAAGTCGAAAGAAACTTCGATGAAAAACTATATCCAGCCCGGTAATTCGCTCACCGTTCCGGCGCCTGCCGGCGGCGTCACTTCGGGCCAGCCGGTTGTCATTGGATCGCTGCGCGGCTTTGCCGCCGCAACCGCCGCCGAGGGCGTTGACGTTCCTGTCGTCCGCGTAGGCCTTTTTGAGGCCGCCAAGATTACCGGCGAGGCATGGACGGTGGGCGTCAAGGTCTATCTCAAGGCCGACAACAGCGGCTTCACCACGACCAGCGCAGGAAATACGCTGTTCGGCTTTGCCGGCGCCGCCGCGCTTTCCGCCGACACGGTCGGCCAGGTGCTGCTCGGCGACACGATCTAGCGCGCCGATGCAAAGCGAGTTCGCGCGCCTCGCCGCTCTTGCCCGAACTGCGGTCGACGCAGTGTTCGGCGAGGCCGCGACACTCAAGCCCCGCGACCGGGCCAAGGGGCCGCATGGCGGCGCGGTTGCATCTGCAACGCGACCCGAGGCGGCCATTTCGATTGCCTTCTACCAGGATACCGAACTCGCCGCGCGGCGCAGGGCAATGCCGATTATCGGGCAGGCCGAGCGCATGGTCAGCCGCTCGCCGGAAATCTTCGGCTCGACTGGTTTCGCAGGCGACATTGCCGTCGGCGACCATGTCTTGAGGATTGCGACGGTCGAGCTTTTCGAGGTCGTCACGCGCGACCCGGACGGCATCGGCAACATCATCCTCGGCCTGGCACTGATAAAGGGATAGGGGCATCATGCTTTCAGCCGAAGCCGCACGGCTTGCCGCGCTTGAGGTTCTGTGCCCGACGGCGGCGCTTGCCGGCGACGGGGCGTTTCCGACGCTTGCCGGCGTCAGGATATTCGATAGCCGGCTTGTCGGGATCGACGACCTCGACCGCGATGCGAAGTTCACGCCCGTTCTCGCGCTCTTTACGACGGACGCCTCGACGGCGCCGCGTGGTGAAATCGGCGCTTTCGACGATGGCGCGGCCGAGGGCGTGCTCGAAATCGTCGCCGAACTTGCGGTCGCCGCTAACGACGAGGCCGGCGCGCCGTTCGCCGACGCCATGCCTGCCGACGATTGGGATGCGCGGCTTGTGCTTGCCGCCCTGTGCGCGCAGGTGCGGCGCCTCTTGATGTATGACGAGCGCGGCCGCCTGTTCCGGCGTTTCGTGCGCAGGGTCGTGCGGTGGGAGGAAGAAGCCTTCGCCATTCCGCAGCTCGGCGCGCGCTGGCACCGGATAACCTTGCGGCTCACCTTGAGCCTGCCCGACGACGAATTTTCGGACAGCGCAGGCTTGCCGGAACCGCTGGCGACACTGGCGGGCTTGTTGCCTGCCGGGTCACCGGCTGCGGCAAAGCTTGCCGTGCTTGCCGGTCACTTCAACGAGGTTGCGCGCACGCCGCTTGCCTGCATCGACTTTGCCGACCCGGCGCTCGGCGCGGGCCTCACCGTAGAAACGGAGTAAAACGATGGCGAACCCGAAGCTTTATGCGCCGGCGCGGCCGGGCCTTGCCATACCGATGCCCGACCGTGACGGGCGCCTGATGCCGCCCGACGGCGTCGCGGCAGACATTGCCAAGCCCTATTACCGAACGCTTTTCGAGGATGGCGACATCGTCGAGGTCAAACCGCAACCCGAACGCGCGACCGCTGACGGCCGCCGCAAAACCAACGAGGCCTGATCAATGTTCAACACCATTCCCGGTAATCTCATCGCGCCGATCATCGCCTTTGAAGTGAATTCAGGCGGCCAGTTCGAAAACCGCTCGCGGCTCTTGCTGGTCGGGCACGCG